TCAGGTGTCTGGACCCGGCAACACTTTTGGTGGTGGTGGTGGTGGCGGTGCGACTACCTCTGTCGATGGGACAACCAAGGTCACTAACGCTGCGGAGGGGTTCGCGATTGGGTGTTCGGCCACTGCGGGGACGCAATGTACAGACACAAACTCTGACATATATTTCGACCGCGCTGGCAGCATCTGGCTGAAAAACCCTGGGCAGGGAATAGTAGTGACACCGAGTGCCACTGTGGGTTCTGGAATAGCTCTGAGTGAGGCCGGGAATTTCGGATCTGAGAGTTTTACAATGAAACTTGAGGATGCCGACTTCCCGTCAAGCACGGTATGTACAATCAATGCTGATGGGACATCAACTGAGGGTTGCCCGTGGGCGTCCATCGGTACCGTTGACAGAAACATCAGTTACAGCACCACCAGTATGAAATTCACGATACCTACGCCCATCCAGCCGTGGCGAACATTCGTTGGGGAGGACTCAGCAATGCCTGCTTGGATTTCAAACCCCGGCCCGGTAGGGAGGATAGGTATCAAAAGCATCGTGGCCCACGGCAGCAGCAACATAATCACGTTTGATAGAGACCCGATTCTCAATAGTGGAGTAAGAATGACTATATTCTTGCCAAAGGATGGATTGATAGAAGAACTCCGGGGGAGGCATTTTAACTATGCCTTCTGTGATCCAGGGATTAGTCCCGCTTCTCTTTGTACAGCGACCGCGACTTCATTCCCCTTCTCACTCGTGGAAACGAACACCACTATTCTCAAAGAGTACCTAGATATAAGTGGGTACAGCACAACTTGGCCCTCTGGGCCAGATAACACAAAATTTGGGCACGCAACTATGGTTGCTACGGATACCTACGTTCCCCTGGTATCCACAGGAGAGGATACAAGTTGGAGTGATGCCAATGGGGCATTTACACAACCCACAACTGTTCCATACATCAAGGCAAACCCTGTGAATAATGAACTATGTGAATACGTTTTAACACCTGGTATTTGCGGTGACACTATTCAGCTTGTGAACCCAACAGCAAGTCCCGCTTTATTTCAAGTAGAGAGAACCCAAACACAACTACTGGTAGGCGGGGTTTCGACTATCCAAAATCATTGTGCGTTGGATGTATATAAGAACGACCAGCAACAGATCCCGTCTCCAGTGACTAGTATACTTAGGACGTATTGGAACAGTGCTGTGGATAATATCTTGTCTGTCAGGGCACTTACTGACAACAACGCAAGGGTAACCGTTGCGGCAGGTACTCAAGCGGTTCCAGAGGTGGATAATATCGGGTTGTATAGTACAGGTGTAAGTAACGTACAGTTTAACTCCTCAGCATTTGTTGATTGCAACTGGGGGTCAACTGACTGGGGCAACAGCGAGATAACCATCACTTACTGTCCGTCAGGGTTCGGGGTTACTCCATGCGATTGCACTACGCCGGGGGTTCCATGTACATAAAGAATATACTATCCGCTCTGTTCATCTTCCTGTTCACCAGCAGCCTCGCGACCGCATCAAGCAACGCTGTGGGGGGCCTACTTATAAAGGGCCACAATCCAAAGCCCAACATCATTTGGATCTCGGTTGATGACGTAGGCCGGGACAATTACTACATGCTGGGGGCATACCAAAGCCCCAACCACGCAGACACCATGTACTACGCCAACAACGACGGACTGGGTAGCTCATGGACTCACAATGACCCCGTTAATACGCCTATGCCAAACCTCCTGCACATGACGCGGCAGGGGGTGAACTTCACAGGTGCATGGTCTGGGATGCAGTGCCAGCCCACACGGGAGATGCTCCGTCTGGGACTAACTAAGTGGAGTAACAGCCCGACTAATGCAACGGCAGTGGCTGACGGTTTAGGTACAGCCGAACGAATTCTTGCAACAGACCCTGAGTACGAGATTGTAACCGGGGGGAAAACCCAGTTTTCTAATAGCTGTCTGACAGGTCTCGACCCAACCGGCACCGCTAACCACATGCCCGCACTCACCCCCGGACCTGCCGTAAGTTTCAATTTGTGCCTAGGGCAGCATGGCCTCACCTACGATGTAAAATTCGCCCGCCGATTTAATGAGGCGCATATCGACCATGACACTGGGATTGGAACACTAGTGGAGTGGGACACATCAATGCTGCCCGCCGACATTAAGAATGGTCTTACTGACGAGTATATGCACGTAGACGAGAACATGGTCTACCGATCCATTGAACACATAAAGGACACAGCCTTGTCCCGTAGTGATGGAAGCTCTGGGGATTTCCATAGTCCCTGGGACAATCATTATGCACGCCCGTATATGATAAGTATGGGTTTCCATGAGTATCATGGTGATAAAGCTGGTTACATGGGAAACGAGAGTCCACAGGGGTACACAACTTTTGAAGAGGGAATGAAATCTCTAGGCCCATCTTCTAATGCTGCACTGTGGCCGAACCATGGCCTTCCGGGCTACACTTACGCACAGGCCGCTGCTTCAAGCCTCCCGCTTGGCCCCTCTGGGTGGTCTATCCCCTACGCTGCTAGTTGTGGTCCCGATTGGCCCCTGTGCTGGAGAACGTCCGAATGGTGGGGTGCGGACATCCACGATGAGAATGGAGAAATACCAGGGAACGGCAAAGCGATGACATTAGGCCCGTGGGAAGGATACAGCCAAGGTGCCAGTCTGTTTGTTGATCGTCAGATCAGTCTGTACTTAAAGGCTTTAGGAACAGCGGGCCTAAAGAACACACTGTTTATTTTCACAGGGGACAATGGTAGTGTGCGCACCATCGCGAGTAATTTCAAGGGTCTAAATAAGGGAGCCGACTGGATACCCGTCCCCGATGATGGTGACTGGCAGGACGCAATTGACACCGTGAACCCCACTTTACCCACTGCGGGGTATGCCTACAAGGGAACTGAGTCAGAGACAGGTCTGAATGTCCCATTCGTGGCGATGGGTGGGTGGGTGAACCCGGACAGCGCAGGCAGCACATCTGAGTTGAGATTCCTGTCCACTGACGTTGCTGAAACAATTAGTCAACTCGCTACCCCTTCGTCCTTACCTCTGACACCTGACGGTAGGGACTTCAGTTCTCTTTTCAGCTTGGACTGCCACAACGGTGCGTGCGACTCTATTGCTGGTCCGCTTTGGGAAGATACTTACTCCCAGGCGAAGGTCGTTGCGTCACCCTCGGCTGTCACTCAACCATTCGATGACGCGGGTGGGACAAGGCGCACTTACCGAATAATGCGATTCGCGAGTGAGTGTGATTGGGTTCAAGATCTCAGTGCTGCCGACCCCAATGTTGACATTAGATCAACCGTCAGTTCAGATGCTGACCTCTTGGCGGCCTACACCCGGTTGAACGCTGGGTTGATTCTCCGTGGAAGTGCCGTTGAGGGTGGGTCTGGGTGCTGACTGGGATTACTCTAATGCTCCTGATGGCGGCTCCTGCATTCGCTCAGGATCAGTCCTCTCAAGCCCATCAGTTCTGTATGGAGAACATGATGAATGGGTCAGCCATAGCCCTCAACGAACGCTTCAAGCCCCTCACACGCAACGAAGAGGAATGGGATCGGCTGGTAAGTGTGGTTCTGGAAACATGGCATGAGGCTTGTTTCAGCCTGCTTGGAGTGCCTGACAATCGTGCAAAAGAGGACGAAATGCCCTGGAAGAGTCCGGGTTTAATTTGCGAGGAGAAACTTTAATGTCAAATGTGAGCCAGACAACCTTCTGGAGTACAATCACTATAATGGCTTCGGCTATAGGAGGCGTTCTCATCCTCGCATCAACTCATGCAGGAGAGCCAAGGCACTCTGAGTCAGCAGATGAAAGACAAGTATCTGCATTAGAGGTTAGGGTTGAGCGGGTGGCAACGAGTGTTGAACACAATAGTGAAGTTCTCAGTGAGCTTAAAGATGAGATAAAAGATCTCCGCGTTGATATGAGAGCATCTTCGCAGGATATCTTGAGAGCCATAGAGGCTAGATGACCCCGGATGGAGAGTTCACCGAGCGCGAGGTTGGTGCAGCACTTCAGGAACTAAAGGAAGTAAGGCACGACCATAGAAACCTTCGGACGATTGTGATGCTCGTATCGGAGGAGCAGGATAATTTGAGGCTGGAACACGAAAAACTGAAGACTAGGCTGACCACGGTAGCGTCGATAGGGGTAGGCCTACTTTCCTTAATGGGTCTTGTATTACAATACATGACTCGGCAGGTGTGAATTGGCTATATCAACTACGGCAACATTCAATCCAGACATAGGCGAGATTGTCGAGGAGGCGTATGAGCGAGCCGGTCTTGAGATGCGTACTGGGTACGATCTGAGGACTGCTAGGCGTAGCCTTAATTATCTAATGCTTGAGTGGCAAAACAGGGGATTAAACCTGTGGACCGTGGATGAGCGCAGGATAGACACGCAGGGGGATGACTCTGAAACTGCGCTCTTTGAAAATTATCTAGTCAAGGGAGTTTCTTCCTATTCGCTTGATTCCGATACGGTTGGGGTTCTGGACCTTATCCTCCGCGTCAACGATGGGGCGCTGTCCACTCAGTCTGATTATGTACTGAGTAGAATTTCTGAGTCAAATTACACAGCTATACCCAACAAGCTTTCCCAGGGAAGGCCGCTTCAATATTATGTCGAGAGGCGCGGGATTCTAGGGACTGGGGTTTCTGGGAAGCCAGCCGACAGGAAGGATAAGGTGCATTTATGGCCAGTTCCTGACAGTGGGTCTACGTCCGCCTCGACGGGTAACAAATACAAAATACTTTACTGGAGGGTAAGGCGTATAGCGGACTCTGGCCTTAGCGCCTCCGAGACCATGGAGGTTCCGGCTAGATTTCTTCCTGCCCTGGTTTCCGGGCTCGCTTACCATATAGCAATGAAGAGGCCGGAGGCCATGGAGAAGATTCCGCTCCTCAAGCAGGTGTACGAGGAGACTTTCCAGATGGCTGCGGAAGAGGACAGGGAAAAGGTTCCATCGAGGTTTGTTCCAAGGGTGTTTAGTTAGCCTTATGAGTGGCTCCTACTCCGCTGGTCGGCGTGCGGTTGGATATTGCGACAGGTGTGGCTTTGAGTATCGCCTGAATGACCTGAAGCCAGAGGTCACGAATTACAGGGAGACTGGTCTACGGGTTTGCGAGTCCTGCTGGGACCCAGATCATCCTCAGCTTCATGTGAACGAACTGGAAGTTGAAGAGAATCAGGCCCTAAAGGATGCTAGGCCTACTGGGTCTACTTCGGGTAGAGAACTCCCGTATGCCTATCGGTGGGATTTCACCAATTCGGTTGTGACCAATGAATATAACTCCGTGCTGGATAGTACCCCCACCATAATTGACGGGTGGTATAGTCGAAACGGGGTCATTGGCTGGAACTCTGAATCCGGCGTGTTGAATCTTGTCTCGGATGGCTCGTCTGGTGCTCCGGGAGATCCCTATGTAGTCAACGGAGACCCGGGGTTTGGCTTGGACCCCATTAGTATAGACGCCTCTGTCTACAAGTTTGTGACTACCGTGTTTAGGGTGAATCGCTTCCCGGACTTTGAGCCAGAAGACCGTTATCCATATGATTTCCAGGGTCAGCTATATTGGTTGACGGATCCGTCTACTATATTCTCTGGTTCGGAAAGAAACAAACGCTCCCAGAGGGTGGTGATGGGGAATTCACCGACTAGCTCCTTTTATAAATTGTCCTTTGATATGAGTGATGACCCTACATGGACAGGGACAGTCGTTGCACTCAGGTTGGACTATTTTGACTCGCAGAATTCGGCGGGATCTTTCCAGGATGTCGATGCTGGTGATATTGATATAGATTACATAGCAGTAGAGGCTTACCATAATCCCGACTTGTAGTCGGACGGAGGGACAGGATGCCCAAAGTAGGTGACAAACATTTTCCATACGATCCGGCAGGGATGTCCGCTGCGAGAGAGTACTCGGCTAAGGTTGGCATACCGGTGGAGAGGACAAAATCTTACAATACGGGTGGCCTTATCAGGTCTCTCCCGTCGAAGATAACCAGGGTTAAACCTCGTGGTGTGGGGATTGCCAGGAAGGGGTTCCTTGGTAAGGGAACGGTCTAGAAATGAACTACGGTGAATTGAAGACGGCAATACAGGACTATTGCCAGAATTCAGAGGCTGGCTTTGTCTCCCACATACCGGACTTTGTTAGGGCTGCGGAGGATAAGGTCTTCCTCTCTGTGCAGATGCCATCATTCTGGAAGAGTGATTCCTCGGTTGAGACTGCGGAGGGAGTCGCTGAGTACGAGATGGCTGCCGGTGTGGTTGATATACTTTCCGTGAGGATATCAGAGGCTCCGTTGGCCGTTAAGGGCTCTGTGGACGGTGGCCCCTCTAGGTATCTGGTGCGGAAGGATTATGACTTCCTCCTTGAGGCGTATCCGGGCTTCGTTCCGACAGTGGGTGATCCGACTGTCAATGTTCCACAGACCGGAATTCCTAAATATTATTCCGTTTCTAAGTCGGATAAGTTCAGTGCTCCTACAGCCGTGACTGTTACCGGGACCTCGGTTCTTGGGTCATTGGTGATTTCTGGAATTGCAGGCTCAATTTCTTCGGTGAGTGTTGGTGATACTGTAGTTGGGACTGGGTGGCCCTCCGGCACGAGGGTCGCGAGTAAGGGTGCTGATTCAATTACCTGTTCACTCGCCGCCACGGCGGCCAGCACAGGGTCGATTGCAATTTCGCAACGCACCTCTGTCTCCGCCACCATCAGGCTTGGCCCTATACCTGACGATAGCTATGTATCGACAGTTGACTACTACGGTAAAATTTATGGAGACTCCATAACTGTGAGTGATGGCACTGAAACCTGGCTCAGCATCACATCCCCAGACACTCTCCTATACGGTTCTCTGGCCGAGGCTTATATCTACATGAAGGGTGAGCCAGACTTGATACAAACCTATTCTTCCCAGTTCACCAATGGGCTTTCTATGCTCAAAAATATGGGGGAGGGCCGGTTGACGGTGGACTCATTTTCCTCCGGCCCAAAGAGGATTGACCCTCAGTGAGGATTTATAATAGCTAATGCCGGATTATTCAACGGGATATCAGTTCAAGCTCATAGGGGATGGCGAGGAGGCTGGGTCGTGGGGTCGTAGCACCAATGAAAATCTTAAAAAAATAGAGGCTGCGGTAGGCCTTCCCGTAGAGATTGATATAACAGTAAACTTGGGTGGTTCCACCTGGGATGCGTCAACCGATACATTCACATGGATTACACAGGAGTCTTCAAAGACAGGAACTCTGGGTGCGAGGGGCAGGTGTTCTTATGTTAATTTCAAGAGCACTGTTGCCATCTCTGGTTCTACTGCGACGGTTGAGATTAGGGGGAATTCGGTATCCGAGTTCCCCGACAGGACCCTGATTGCTACGAATAGCCTCAGCGATGGTAAGGTGATAGTCCTCGATATTGGCGGGGCTACCTACACCCTGAGAAATGGGTGCACTGCCCATATATTCACCTCAAATGCCGATATTGGCGGAGCGGGGGTGAAGTCTGTCCAGAATGCGCTGGGGACTGTTCAGCTTACCGGTATTGATTTTGCGGAAAACCCCTCTGCGGAAATTGCAGTGGCCCCGTCCCAGGCGGCTGCCCTATCCGTGACCGACGGAACCTTGGACTATCTGGTGGTGGATACTGACACTCCCAAGGTAATTGTTGGCGACGGTGCCACGGGTGCGGTGATCGAAGCTTCCGGGGTAGACAATGATATGAGCATAAAGTCGTCTGGTCCTGGGGATTCAGATGTGAATTTGACTCCAAGTGGTACAGGGAATGTAGTTGCAGGGAGTGGTGAGTTCGTGGGTGATCTTACCGGCGATGTTGTTGGCAATGTTACAGGTAGTGCTGGATCGGTTGTATTGACGGATGCTGCTGGGAATGCACAGGCTCATAACTTGGTCATGGGCGGGTCTGCCACGGGTACAAACAATCCGGTTGTGCATGATGGTTCCTTAACGTACACCCCAGCGGCTAGTATTTTACATGCTCCAGGTATCAGGACTCCCTCAGTGGTTGGAAACAACAACCTCACGGTAGAGGCTTTATCTGCGGGTACACTGACAGTGAAGAGCCCGATCCTGACAACCCCGACTGTGGGCGCTACGGACTGGGCTTCGGCTAATCACACTCATGTGGATGCGTCAACCGGTGGCGTTCTTCCCAATACTGCCCTAGGCCTTAACAGTACAGTTATAGTGCAGAACCTCCACGAGATTGATTTTGTAGGGGAGGGCTACACCGATATTACGGGAGAGGCCCAGAACTATTACGGAAGGGCATTTTCTCAGGCCCATGGTGTCACTTCGGTGGGTGGTGTTTCGGCTTGCCTGAAGTACACGGGTGATGCTGCGATACCCGTTGATCCCGCAGGGGGCGGGACTACTCTGGGTTCCGGCCCAAACGGCCCAAACGGATGGGGCGTCCCGCAGTCAGGTGCCCACGGCTGGAGCATTGGTGACCGGGTTGAGATGGTCCAGACATCCGCGTACACGCGACAGGGCGGCGGAATAACCGCTGAACAGAACCGCTGGAACCTGAATTCCAATGTTGCCTCCGGGCAGTGGGGCTGGAGCGATACTCATGTCTGGTTAATTCTTGGTGTGTGCGCCGACACCAATGGGACGAATCTAACTGAGGGACCGATGGCCGAGTGGACTGGAGACAATCAGCCTGACTCAGGGGTTGCTACAGAAGTTGGCCATAGATTCTTTTCAATCATGGATGGTGGGTTTGGATCGCTTGCTGTCAGCCCGAGTGATTTTGCCCAGCAGGCGCATAGGATTTATTCATGTACTGACTGGGTGGTTCAATTCACAGTGATTGGAGATTGAGGGTGGGTAACCGGTAATGCCTAATTATTCCAGTGCGTATCAGGTAAGCCTGTTGGAAACGGGGGAATCTCCTGAATCTTGGGGCGATTACACCAACGACAATTATGAAAAACTGGAAGCTGCGATTGGTCTTGCGGTGGAGATTGATGTCAATAACCCCCCCACCGGGTCATCCCTTGAGACCGTAGATGAAACGACATCGGCTCTTACCTGGATCACGGTTGAGGGAAGTCTTGCTGGCCAATCAGGTTCTGAGGGCAGGTGTTCTTATGTTGAATTCAAGAGCACTGGAGTGATCCCAGATGTTGTCAATGTAAGGGTTAGGGGAAACACGGACAGCAATCTTCCTACACGTTCCTTCATCGCCAGGAATAGTCTAAGCGGTTCATCTGAGATAAGGCTAGATGTAAATGGAACTGGATACGCCATAAGGAATGGGCGTACAGCATTGGTTTTCTCTGCGGTAGGGGGCGCGGTCGGAAGTGCCGAGGAGGGGTCCTTCGGGAATGCGCTTGGGAAGTTGCAGTTGTTTTCGGTTGATCTGGTTGATTCCAGTTCTGCCAATTTTTGGGTCGTTCCCAACATGCCACTGTCTCTCAGGGTTAGTGACGGGTTGGTCGATCACATTGTCATAGACACTGAATCTTCTAGGCTGATTATTGGTACTACGGATTCCGGCGGTGTAATAGAGTCTGCCGGTACGGACAAGGATATTACTATCTCCACTTCCGGTAATGCGGATATCAACTTGGTCCCGTCTGGGGCCGGGAAGATAAGGAGTGCTCCCGGAGATTTCGTGGGTCCGCTTACGGGCAATGTTGCAGGGAGTGCATCTGGCCATGCGGCTAAGATCGTAACCACAGATGATCCAGTAGGACCCGGGGCTCCTTCTTATCTGATAATGACACCACCTACACCGGCAATTGGAGTTGGGGTTGGTAAGGATTTATTAACCGATCCAGTACTAAGTTATCAGAACAATAGTTCAGATACCCGCTTGAACGTTTGCGACACCTCGCTTGCCGACACCACTTTGGGCCAAGTAAAGACTGATACACTTTCTGCCGATGTAGGCCAGGACTTTACCATTGAGGGTCGCCCCCAGCTTGGCGGACCCACGGGTACGGTTACTATGGAAGACCCCGTGCTGGAGAATATGTCTGTTGATGACTGGTCCAGCGCCACCCACAGTCACGAGACTCCGAACACGGCTGGAGTGTTAGCTTACTCTGGCAGCATCGCGCCGGTCAGAGTGTCCGTATCAATAGAGGACATCAGCAACAACGCGGTTCTGGGCCAGTGGGGAGACTTCCTTGACATATCTGTCAATCAGTCTGGGATTGATGAGCAAAATACAGGAGGGGGAGGTCAAGCCAGGAGCTGGGCATATTATGGGAAGGCGTTCGCGACACCCCATAATGTAGAAAACCCAGTGCGTGTAGATGCATTCCTTAAATATATTGGAGCTAATTATGCCGGGAGTGGGCCAAGTCCTACTGGGGGATGGGAGAATGGGGATAGGTGTCCAATTATAAAAGATAACTACATTGGCGGCCCTATGGGGTCACTTAGCAACGGCCAGCAATCGGGCCAGATGATGTTAGGCCCTCAACAGTTTGGCGCGGGCGGTCTGTCGGGAGACCCTGTCTCCGTCCAATCTTTTTTTTATGGTCTGGAGGAAATAGATTGGCTATGGCCCTCTGGGACCCCCGTTGCTTTCCCGTTCCCCTCTCATGACTTTTCCTTGCACGAGGGGCCGTACCCTGCCGGGGGGTCTTGCGGTTGGGGGTGGAACGATGATGAGGTGTTTCTTATTCTCGGGGCAAGGATGTGGGAGGGCACGCAGCGTATGTGTAAGCATCTCTTAACTGGCCATGCACTCCCCCATGGCCGGACGAGGCTGGTTAGGCCCAGGTGGTATTCTACGATGGCTGCGGTGACCAATGTGACCCATATACATGATGACGACGCCAATTCTGGTGCTACTACATGGGCTGGCAGTGGAATGTATACGGCCCTTGGCTATGCCGGATGGGATCATGTTGGAATATGGCCAAACTCGCAACTCCCCGACAGGTTTACGGAGGGCGATGCGGGCTATGGGGTGGGAATTGATGAACACCAAGAGTGGTACGATTGGGAGGTTGAGTTCGTTGTCTACGGCTAGTGGACTAGGCGACTGTCCAGTGATTGGATATCTCTTATGCTGAAGAGAATAGAGCTTGAGCCCGGCCTTCACAGGGAATCCACTCGCTATGCCGCTAGGGGGAAGTGGTATGACTCGGGCAACATGCGTTTTCGTGGCGGGTATGCCGAGACCATAGGTGGGTGGACGGTTCTTCCCGGAACCCTGGATGGCATCATCAGGGACATGTTCACATGGACGGATTACAGTAGTGCTCAACTTCTTGCAGTGGGTACTGACTGGAAAAGCTACATTGTATCTGGTGGAATCCCCTACGATTTAACCGCCATCAGGAAGACTACGACCGGACTCGACTCGGCCAAGTTTTCGACTGGCCATAATCCTATCGGGTCGGGAGGTGAGGCAATTGCGGGTGAGTTTATTATTGTGAATGATCTGCAGCACGGGGTTGGTCTGAACGATTTTGTTCTCTTCTCTGATATGACCAATGGAACCCCCGCGAATTGGAATTCTGGTTCGTCTCCTGCGGTCAATATACGCGACATACTCAACGGATCCGAGAAGCAGGTTGTCCACGTTCTCAATGAAAATGTTTACTGGCTTGTTGCAGGAGAGACTGTCGATGATGGGACGGCGACCGTCGGCGAGAGCGCGAAGGTAGAGTATTTAGTTAACTCCGGCCTCTCTACCCAGACCTCTGGCACCGGTTGGGGGGCGAGCGTTTGGGGGGGTGTTCCGGTTGTATTTTCGATTGCCACAATTAGCATAGGTGCTGTTTGCGACATCACCGTGGACCCGGGTGCCAACTTCTTCCCCGATGGCGAGCTTATTTTGATTGAGGGGATCGGGGCTGGGCAGGTAGCGGATCTTCTTAATGGAAACTATTTCACCGTCACGGGCGGCAATCTTGCCAGCCTTACCTTCAATCTTCTTGATAGTACGGGGGCTCTAGTTGATACCACCGGACTGACTGGGCCTAATACCGGAGGTACTGCAACCGGCGGCGAGGGTTGGAATGATCCTGCGACTGTGGAAGTTCTAACTGGTGACATACGTTCCGTTTATATAGACAACTACAACGAGGATTTGATAGTCCTGAACAGTGGCGGGCCTCTATTCTATTGGGACACTAGCGAAAAGTCAGACAGGGGGGTTCCTAAGGCTGGTTCGGAAAACAGGTTTCAGGAATTTTCCACCGTTATCGGCCAAAAAGAATCTCCTAGTAAGTGCGGTAGCTTTTTGGTTTCTGACAGAGATGGCCACGTTGTGGCCTTCGCCTGCAATGACTTGGGCTTGGACGAGCAAAATAACTTACTTGTCCGCTGGTCCGACCAGAACAATCCATTCGATTGGGACTCTACTGACAGTACTAACACCTCTGGTGGTCAGATGCTCAGGGTTGGATCTAAAATAATCGGGGCGGTTAATACTAAGTCCGAGGTTATTATTTTCACAGACCTTGGGGTTTATTCCATGAGGTTCGTTGGACCGCCCGACACCTTCGGATTTTCCATCGTGAGCGAAGGAGTTGAGCTTGCGTCCGGCAGGGCTGCTATCGATGTGGCCAACGTGGTTTATTTTATGGGTCCTGATAAATTTTACGCTTACACTGGCGTTGTTTCCCCCATTGTGTGTCCAATCGAGAAGGACATATTCCAAAGTCTGAACAGAGAGTTCAAGGGAAAAATCTTCTCCGGCCTGAACTACGAGTTCGGTGAGGTTATGTGGTTCTATCCCGAGAAGGGTTCGGCGGAGCCGACTAGCTATGTTGCCTTTAATTACCTTGAGAACACTTGGTATTCTGGCAGGTTCGACATGTCTGAGTTCTCCGACTTTGGGGCCTCTTCTAATACTTACAACAGGACTTCGTGGCTTGATTCAAAGACTAGGTCCGAGTCCTTGTCGGGGTATATAAAACAGGTTGACTATGACTCACTCCCCTCTGTAAAGAAGAGTGGGATTATGATCCACGAGTCTGGGCAGAGTGGGCAGGGTCAGCCGATTGAATCCTTTCTAGAGAGTGGTTTTTTTGAGGTTGGTAGCGGTGACAATATGGCTCATGTATCCAGGATAGTTCCCGACATTGAATTTTTCGGGTATGGCAGTGACTCTGCCGACCCCAGTGTTACGGTAACTCTTTTAGGGTCAGATAGGCCGGGGGGTGCGGTTTCCACACTGGCAACCCAGACTGTTACTGGGAATCTTTCCGCCGGTACGGTCGCCCCGGTCGGTGGTGAAAATGCGGTCAGGGCCAGGGCGAGGGAGATGTATATAAGAATGGAGTCTTCCACCATCTCGTCCGGCTGGAGGATGGGAGATTTTTCCCTGGAAGCTAAGCCGGATGGGAGGAGATAGTGGCCACTAAGCCTATGCCACTGTCAGTTCCGAGAGAGTCTTACGACCCCTTGGATGAGTCCCTGTTTAGGCGGTCACTTGAGGACTACTTGCTCACGCTTTCCTCTGAAGTGTCAGGCATAGAGTCAGGCTCTAGTACTCTCTTTTCCTTGTCAAACAAGAGGGCGATGCTTCTTGGTGCAGATATTGGCGAGGAAATTGTTGGGTGAGTGACGTATATAAAATCCTGGGGCAGGAGACGAACGCCGGGACATATTCTGATATTTACACAGTCCCCTTCCCTGACCGAAATCTTATAGGTGGGATAGAGGTTGGTCCGAGGGCGATAGCCAATACGGTCCAGTCGCTGGTCAGTACTATTATTGTTTGCAACATCTCGGCGAGCGCCACTCCCAATTTCAGCATAAGGGTCCAGAGTGCTGCGGATGTGGCTGCGCTTCCCCCGGTTAACTCAGATAGCCAGAATATATTCAAGGACGTAACCATGCTCGCAAATACAACAAGGATATTAAAGCTTGGGCTTACTCTTTCACCCGGAGATCGGATTATGGTGAAGGCGAGTGTTGCTGGGCAGATATCATTTACTGTAATGGGAATAGAGGTTAGTTAATCATGGAAGAACGTGTCGGGAACAAAGAACTCTCCGGTCTTGCGGATGCCTTGGCGGAATACGGTCGCCACGGAGACACAATGCTGATGCATGTTACACCGGGAGAGGTTGAGAATCTTGCATCGCAGTTTCCTGGAGGGAAGATGCCCATAAACCCGGTAACGGGTTTGCCGGAGGCCTTCTGGGGCGAGTTGGGGTCGAGCATTTGGGGTGGCGTGACGAAAGGCGCGAATTGGCTATGGGAACAGGGCGTAAATTTATTTGAGGGCGGCGCTAGCCTACTCGACGAGGGCCTTGGGATGATTGGACTTCCCGATATTATTTCCAGTGGTGCTGATGCGGTGGTCCCGACAGCAGTTGACGCAGGCACGAAGGCAGCAGGTACGGCAGCAGCAGGTACGGCAGCAGCAGCAGCACCTTTGGGGTTTGATCCGGGGCCAATGCTGGGCGGTCTGGCTTTTGGTGGCATAATGCACGCATTGGCCCCGGACCCGAACGAGGGTGCGACTATTCCCGAGTCGGTGGATCCTCCGATTGACTGGGATGCGGTGGATGATGTTAATTTCTACGGGGATACTGAGCTTGGTAGTGAAGTTTCGCTGGAAGATCTGTCCGAGGAGGAGCTTGAGGCGATATTATCTGGATCGCGTGAGATGAAGTACTTTGGCTAAGCATGGTTATATTAATTCAGGAACAGGGATGCAATATGGGGGTTTTTAGTTATGCCGTACAATAGATCTGGAAGATCTCTTCGGGGTGGTATAGGGGGTGCTGCTCCACCGCGCATGCCTTCCTTTTCTCCAAGAAAATATGCAAATGGTGGACTGGCGGATGTCATGGCCGGGGCGGCGGGACCCGCTATGCCGGATCAGATGCAGCCACCGATGCCGGGGGGGGAGTCTGGACCCTCCGCTAATCCTGAACTTGAGAGGCGCGTTGCGGAGGTGGTTGTTGCGCTTCACGCTGAAGGCGGCGAGGGCGAGTCTGTTATTCGGGATTTTGTTCGGGACTTCGGGGAAGAGGTTCTGATGATGGTCATTGACCAGTTGTCCAAGGTTACTGGCGATGGCATGTCTGATGATATCCCGGCAAGGATTGACGGGGAGGAAGAGGTCCGTCTTTCGAGTGGTGAATATATTGTACCGGCAGATGCGGTGAGTGGTCTGGGCAATGGCAGTACGGAGGCAGGCGCCGGGGAGCTGATGGACATGGTTGAGAGGATTCGTGGTGCGCGTGGCGGATCGGTCGAGCAACCACCGGCTATTGATCCAGCGGGTATCATCCCAGTCTGATGGGTGCCTCAAGATTCGTCCCCATCCATCCCTTTATGGTTGATGGATGCTGGGACGATGTCTCCGCTTGCCTTGAGAGGGCATGCGACACATCAGGTGGTAGGTTTAATATTTCCTGGCTAAGGGAGCAGGTTGGCTCTGGCGGGCAGACGCTATGGATACTGGAAGGCGATGACGGCTGCCCCCTGGCGGCAGCGACCACATCCTTTGCGGATTATCCATCCAGGAGGTTGTTGACCATCTCCTTCCTCGGTGCGTTGACGGACAGCAGCTCTAGGCCGGTATGGTTCAACGACAGAGAGATAATTATTTCCACGCTGTCCAAGTGGGCGAGGGAAAATGGCTGCGACGGGATAGAGATAATAGGTAGGCGAGGATGGCTGAAGGCTCTTTCCCCCCTCGGCTTTAACGTTTCTGCAACAGTAATGGAGTTAGGAGTATAGGATGCCCGAGACTATTTATTCGACCAGTATGCCCAAGTGGGGACAACCAGGATATTTGAAGGCAATTAAGGCGGCGGGTGGCTCTCCTGATGATCCTGGAATTATAGATCAGGCGTATAAAGGCTATGGCTGGGGTGTTGATAATGAGCCAGGAACTGATGATGATACGTTCTCCCAGCGAATAGCTGGCTTTTCAGACATGCAGCTCGCCGCGATGGACGCCCGTAAGCTGAATTTTTTGGCGGGGGATCCCACTTCTGACTATTCCAATACTCAGATGGGCGAGGCAGAGGGTGCGCTTAATCGCGCAGAGGGGATGTGGCAGCGCAATGACTATAACCCGGGTGATTACTATCTTGGGTCTACGTCTGGCTACTATGATCCTGCGGACATTGAGGGTGGTATTTTTGGGGCCGAACAAGCGAGTCAATATATGAATCCGTACCAGCAGGCAGTTACGGATCAGGCTCTAGCTGCGGCGCGTGAGGAGTATGCGCTTTCCCAGCAACAGAGTGATGCAGCGAGTGTTGGCAGGGGATCTCGCGGGGGTCACAGGGCTGATCTCATGAGCCAGCTTGGGCACAGGGATTTCATTGGCCAGATGGGGGATATTCAGGCTAGGGGCTCTGCGGAGGCATATGCGAATGCCCAGGCTCAATTCAACAAAGACAGAGCCTCTCGGATTGATGTCGAGAAATATGGGGACGACTCAAGGCGTTTCGGTATGGGGCTAATGAATAAGGATAGGGATGCGTTGTTCCGGCTGGGAGACGATGCCGAGGCGGCTGAGAAGATGAGCATGAAGGCCCGTCAGGAGAACCGCGATGCGGAGTTTAGCCTAGCTGAGAAATACGCCTCACTGGCAGGTACTGCCGATTCTCTGGGGAACTCTTACCAGTCTCGTTTGGACAACAGGATAAGGGAGATGCAGAGGGCTGGGTCCAGCCAGCAGGAGCTGGAGCAGTCTGTTCTCGACATGCTCTATAATGACTTTGAGAGACAGAGGGACTACCCGAAAGAAAATTTGAATTGGTTCATGAATCTCCTGAGTGGCGTGCCGCAGGAGAAGAGAGAATACATAAGCTCTCCTGGGCCGGGCCTTGCGGATGAGCTGTTGGGCGGCGCGATGCTTGGGCAATCGCTCTTTGGTGGGTGATAGGAGGAAGTGGTAATGGCTAGATTGGGTATCGCGGGGAGTAGCTCCGGGGCGGGGACGAACAGTGTTCAGGTTCCTAAGAATATTATTGAGCAGATGGAGGAACTCAAGCATTGGCCCGATGGCAGGCTGACTCAGGAGATGTCCAGCCCTTCGGGAGTGGCTCCTTCTTTTCTGGTTCTCTCCGAGCTTGAGAGACGCTCAGAGATGAGGGACCGTTACGAGAGCCAGTCGGCAGAGAAGCCCCAATCTACTGTGGCACAGGATGTAATTGCAGCCGCCCAGTCTATCCCTCCCCAGCCACAGGCTCCGCCAGGGATGGGACCTCCTCCGGGTCCTCCAGGTATGGCTCCCCCGGGAATGGGTCCTCCCGGAATGACTCCTTCCGGTCCTCCGGGAATGGGTCCTCCCGGGGGTATGCCACCTGGAGGTCCCCCTATGGGGATGAGGAATGGTGG